CACAGCAAGGGGTTGGTGATCTTGCCCCAATGCGGGCACTTGCGGCAGATGCCGGGGCTGATGTCGTCCATGGCCGCGCAGGAGTACGGGCCTTTGATCTCGTGCAGCTTCTGGTACATCCGCTCAGGGGGGTAGGGGTGCAGTTCGCTGAGCCACACAGCCGCCTTCTCGCCGTCTTGGCAGACCTTGGCCCAACTGAGCATGCCACGCCAGATCGGCTCCATGCCATCCTCAGACGCATTCTCAACGTAGTTCTGGAGCTGGGCACAACCTGAGCCATCGCGTGTTTTGATCAGGATTTTCTTGAACAGAGTCACGCTGTTTTGCGTGAGCGCAGAAGAAACCGTGGAAGAAGCACTGACACCCGTCGGCCTCTGGCCGGGAAGGGACAGCGACGAGCTGGCGGGCAGCTTCACATAGTCCTTGCCAAACCCCTCGGCGGTCAGGATTGCGTCGATGTCGTCCACGCTGAACCGATCGCCCTCGGCCAGACTGCGTACGTTCGTCCAGCCGCGCACAGCCCTGCCGTTCTTGACCCCGGTATTGATCGAGTCAGGAACGCGTAAGACTCGGGAAGCATCGCCTGTGACGGCGGTGTCGATCTCCAGCCCGTGCTTGAGGCACAGCTCTTTGAACCGCTTGGCCAGCGGATACCAGTCTTCCTTGAACAGCAGCTCATCGAGCGGCCAGTAGGCGTGGATGCCACCGCCCGAGTGCACCAGCCAAGGATCGCCCAGCCCTGCCAGACCCGTGTCCTCACAGAACTTCTGAAGCGCCTGCGCCGCAGCTTTGGCGCTCGGATATGCCTTGGGCTTGACGACCAGATTGCCGTCCTTGTCCGGCACCGGGATGTCCTTGGGGTGGTTGCAGTCAAGGTCAACGGCCAGCACTTGGCTGGCGTGCATGTTCTCCTTGGTTCTGTTCTTGTCAGTGCCAAAAGTCCCCAGCGCAAAGTAAGTGTCGTACCCAGCTTTAGCCCACTGCTCGACTGTGGGCATGATCTCCTCAATTGTTTGTCCGTAGACGTGTTGTTTTGTGTTTGTCAGCTCTACCGCGCAGTAATAGCCATTACCCGGCGACGGCAAAACCGCCGCCATCAAATCGAGCGGGGTCATGGAGGTCCTTCGGGAATGGAATTACAGGGGCAGTTCGAGCTGGCGTGGGTCGATTTCGTGAGGCTTGACGATCTCAGCACTGCTCATAGTCAGTGCATCCGTCGTAACGGCGAGGCGTTCACACAGCTCTCGCACATACATGGGGGCGACTTCGTACTGCATGGCGTAGGCGAGGGCAAGCAGCTCCTTGGTGGTCAGGGCTTGAGGTTGAGTTCTTTGCATACTTTGCTCCATGCGTCGTCCGCGCTGTGTGATGTTGAGAGAATCTTGAGCAGCCACTCGGCGCGGTCTGTGTACGCCGGGAAGATGTCCTTGCCCAAGAACCAGTTGTAGACAGTCTGGCGTGTCACGCCGAGTGCCTTGGAGATACGCACGACCGAGAAGTCGTGGTGTATAGCCCACCGCCCCAGCTGGGTGCCCAGCGATTTCGGGGTAGCGGCTACTTTGTTGACGATGTCTTGTGAGTAAGCCATGGTGTTTGGATAAGGTGGGGGTACTAACGGCGTCGTGGGTTGCCGCTATGGCTTACCGCTTTCCCCCCGATTCAATTACTCGTCGTCCCAGTCGGACACGATGTCAGCCAGCTTGGACTTCTTAGCTGGCACTGCCGCACCTTTGGCGGTTTCCTTGCGCACTTCAGGCTCGTCGTCAGCGTCAGCCGTAGGCTTGGCCTTGGGCTTGGCAGCTTTCGGTGCGGGTGCTGGCGCTTCCTCGTCCTCGTCCTCCTCCACCGCAGGTGCGGGTTTGGGAGCCGCTTTGGGAGCGGAGCCGGGGATCGCCATGGGTGCAGCCTTGACGCCATCGGCTTGCGCCACAGTCAGGGTCACAGCCTTTTTGGCTTCTTCAGAGTCGCCCTGCGCCACGGCAGTTGGGTACTCGTCGTCTGTCAGCCACCGCACAGGGGCGAAGAACAGCTTGGGAGCCTCAGCCTTAGTGTCGAACTTCATGCGCGTGACGATCTGCTCGGGGTTAACCGGAGGGGTCTGCGCGGCCAAGAAGCGGGCGTAGGCTTGCAGGGGACGCTTATCGCCTTCTTCCTTACCGAAGATGCTGGTAGCGGGGAGTGTCAGTTGCAGGACATCACCATCGGGGTTGTTGGCCAACACAACAGCAAGGCGCTGTTGGAAGCGGCAGGCACGGCTGTTGCCGTTACCGGAGCCAGCTTCGTTCTGTGGGCAACCCATGCAGGTTTTGTTCTGAGGAGCCGTGATGCTTGCGTCAGGCTTCTCGCCGTCGTTGCTCCAGCAGTCAGGGCGCACGATCGCATCGGCGTTGTAAGCGCCTGCGTAGAAGATGCGGCTGACCTTGGGGGCGGCACGGACGATGATGACGTCAAGGTGGCGGTCGTCGACGCTGGCGATCTCCTTGCCACCTGCCACCAGACGGAACACGCCGCCTTTGATGGAGATGCGCTTGGTGGACAAGCCTGCGCCGCCGCCCGTCAGGGCTTTGGCTGTTTCCGACAACTCGTTGTTACGAGCGAATGCGGGGACGTTGGACGAATTGAAAAGCGTGATGTTACTCATGATGCGTTATTTCCTTGCTTTGGTTACACGAATGTCGAACTCAGTAACTGAGTTCAGTCCCGGCGGCAGAACGCCGGGGTTCTCTTCCAGAAACTGTGCCATGTTGGTTTGGGCGATGCGCTTCTCCAGCAGGTCTACGACTTGATGCTCAAGCACGAATGCTTTGAACGAGTCCCAGTCCTGCGTGTTGTAGCGCGTCTTCTTCATCAACGACACGGTGCCTGTGGAGGTCTGGACCGATGTGAGGCCGAGTGCCTTCATCTGGTCTTTGATTGCGAGGCGCACTTGCGTGCGCTGCTCTTCAAGCTCAGCGAGCTGTCTGTCGAGTCCTTCCATTCTGGACTTGATCTTGGCGTGGATTGCGACCAGCTTGTCGAGCGGAATTGCTTCAACTTCCGGTGCTTCTTCGATGTCTTCAGTCATTTGCTTCTCCTATAATTTTGTCAAGAGTTGGACAGTGTACATGGTTTTGAATCCGGTGCAACCCCCTTTCAAGAATTTATTTCGAGCGTGAACATCTCGGTCAGAAGTGAGCTGTCGCTAACTTTCGCGGCGAGTGCTTTGTACATCTTCTTCTCCACTGGAGAACTCTGGATGTGGATCACTGTGACCTTGTCGGAGTTCTGCCCCTTGCGGTCAGCGCGGGCAATACACTGGATGTACTGCTCAACGCTCATCAACGGGCCGTAGAACACCACGGTGTCAGCCGCAGTAAGGGTAATCCCGTGGGCTGTGGCTTGTGGTTGCATCACCAACACCCTTGGGTTGGGGTCGGTCTGGAAGCGGTGGATGATGTCGCCGCGCTTGGTTGCTGACACGCCGCCGTGGATGCACTCGTTGGTGATGCCCTTAGATGTCAGGTGGCGCTGGATGGTCTCGATGCTGGCGCGGAACAACGCAAAGATGATGACCTTGCGGTCGGTTTCCTCAAGCACTTCTTCCAGCACAGACAGGCGAGGGGCAGCGTCGAACTCCACCACCTCCTTGGTGTCCGTGAGCGCCGCACCGCACGAGACTTGGAGCAGCTTGCTCAGCATAGCAGCGGCATTGACCGCAGTGATGACCTCTCCAGCCGCCTGCACCAGCATCTGGTCTTTGAGCAGGTTGTAGTACTTGGCTTGCTGAGGAGTCAGCGGCACCTCGCGGGTAAGCGTCATGACAGGCGGCAGGTCCAAGCACTGGTCTTTGGAGAACCGGATCGCAGGTTGCAGTGCCTCGAACACACGATCCTTGGCGTCATGCTTGGGAGCCCACTTGTACATGGTGACTTTGTTCATCACCGCATCACGCCAGCCCGTGAAGAACAGCGGCACGTTGTCGGGGTTGACCAGCTTGGCCAGCCCGTACGCATCAGCAGGAGACTGCGAAGCAGGTGTGCCCGTCATCATCCACAGGTGGGTATAGGGCATGATGATCGACTTCAGGGTCTTCCATCGCTTGGTGGTCACAGTCTTGTAGGCGTTGGCCTCGTCAACAATCACCAGATCAAAACGCTTGTCGTTCTTGACCTCCTCAGCAATCAGGTTCAGTCCATCGTAGTTGCAGATCACGAACTCGTAGTCTTGCTGGATCATCTCAATACGGCGTGATGCCTTGGGATGGTGCGCCACGATCGCAGATCGGTGGATGATGGAGTTGTTCAAATCGCTCAGCCACGCCGAGTGCATGATCGACAGTGGGCACAGGATGAGCACACGCCGCACGAAGCCCAGCTTCATCAGGTAGTCAGCCGCCCAGAGGGAGGCCAGCGTCTTACCCGTGCCGGGATCGTTAAAGCAGAACGCACGCTTGTGCATGGTCAGAAAATCTGCGGTCTCAACTTGGTGAGCCATGGGCTTGTAACGCCCCGGCCAGTTGTAGCGCCGCACGATGGGCGACTTGATGTCTTTGACGCCGAGGTTCTTCAGAACACGCGCTTCCTCCAGACCCCAGTACACAGCAACGTCGTAGCCGCCGTC